ATATGCTTTCTAACTCTTTTATATCAAAACCTATCAAATCTAAATTATAATCCATATCAGATAATTCTTGTAATTCATTTTTTAATATATCCATATCCCAACCAGCATTTAATGCTAATTTATTATCTGCTATAACATATGCTTTACGTTGCTCTTCATTTAAATCAGTTAATGTTATAGTTGGCACTTCATCTATATTTAATGATTTAGCCGCCATTAATCTACCATGACCTGCTATAGTCATATTATTTTCATCAATTAATATTGGATTAGTAAAACCAAATTCTTTTATAGAAGATGCTATTTGTTTAATATGTACGTTATCATGTGTTCTACTATTATTTATATATGGTATTAAATCTTCTGTCTTTTTATAATTTACAGATAATGTCATTTTATTCCTTTATACCAATGGAGACAAATCTCCTATTTCATCTTGGACATCTTCCAACTTGCGTTCGGCATCTATTAATCCACCAGCTTTAAGTCTGTCAAATATATCCTGACTGCTAACAATCTGTCTGTCAAGTAGCGTAACTAAACTCATTATTGTTTGTGGGTCTACCATTTTATCATAAAATTCACGATTAATAATAAATACACATTCATCTGTATCTACGCCCATAAATTCACCTACCCAATATATACAAGACTTTATTGCACTACTAAGGTTGCCAACTATATCGCCAAGTACACTATTTTCTGATGCAAAGCGTATTCTAGCCCCTTCAGCAGTTTCATTGCCACCTCTATCAGTAATTATACGTGCGCCTATAGCTACCATTTGTTGTTCTTTAGCTTTCATAGCTTCCATAACTAAGTTATTTGGGTTTGCTTGTAGCAAGTTAGCACTGCCAGTATCGCCCAACACATGACCAGCTCTACTACCAATCTTAATGCCTTTTGGATTATATTCATTCCATTGCTCTTGTGTTAAACTATGTGTAATAAATAATGTAGGTTGTCCTGTTATAAAACAACTTTCTTCATAATCAGCTGAGTTTTTATAATGTGCCATATTTACATCTGCTATATCTGACAATGGTGCATTATCTATAGTTGAGTCATTATTTTGGCTACCTACAAATGTTACTGGTATATAATCAAATACACTGCCATCAGATTTGCGTGGATAAAATTCTTCTGTATATGGTTCATTGTCTCTATATATTTGTTGACAATAACCTTCTTCTTTTAATCTTAATACGCGATATTGCATTTTACTTTCATGGCTAAATTCATCGCTATTTTCTAAATATGGTTCTTCTAATACAATTAAAGTTAACATATTACGACCAGTTATTACTTCTGTTTTCCAATTTATAACTGCTTCAGCTTTATATGGTATGATTGATGCTGTTAAATTTAATATAGAAACTTGTTCAGAACTCATGCCTTCTTCTGTTTGTGGATAATCAACTAATAATAATGACCTGCCTGTTTCTAATAAGTTATTTAATTCATCTTTAGCTAATTGTTCTAATGACAAACCATCACCCGTTGCATCATCTATCAAATATTCCAAGCCATCAGGTAATTCAATTATAGGTTTCTTTCTAAAGGCGGCTCCGACTAATGCGTTTTTTGTTCGGCCTGTATAATTAGTAAAAACGGCTCTATTTAAATATTGTTTATATCTTATGCTATCAATTCCCATAGGATTTGTTTCAGCATCTGGAACAGGTAAATATTGCGACTTTTTACTTTTTACAGCCACTGAACCTTTACAAGCATCTCTTGTCTTAATCCATTCATTTTTATATATATCATATGTAGGGTTGGTTGTATCAACTGGCATAACTTACCTCTTTTGTTTCAAACATATTACTCTTTTTATTTAATTTGTAAATGAGAAGTCTACCTTAGCAACTGGCCTAACTATTGGAAACTCATATGCTATAGGATATGTTGTTGCATCGTTTTGATGGTCTGTGCCACTTGCTTTATCAGGTTCGCCATTTTTATATATTTGTTGTTCTAAACATTCTGCTGTTCTTGGACATTTATTAGCATTTATTTTTACATAACCTTGTTCAAATGCACGATTAGCTGACATTATTCTATCTCGCACTCTTGGATTTGTTGGCTTTGCTCTTATTATAAATCCAGCTTGCTGTAATAAGCTTATATCACTAACACTTGCATTATTAGTGCTACGACCTCGACCTGATGCATCTGGATACATATAAATTTTATGGTCATTATATTTAGATTTAATAATATTAATCATATCTGGCGTGTCATACATATCGACTAATTCATCTACAGCGTGCCATGTTTTATTTCTTATAACATATATAGTTGCCGCTTGTTTAGTTACGTTAAAGTCACAACCAATATATAATGGTTCTTTATCTATAATGGTTTCATCTGATTTACATTTATTACGATTATAAGAATTATATATTGTTCCACTTGTTAAATTAACAAATTGCCCATCTAAATATGCGGCTAATAATTCTGGCGAATATGTTTCTCTTAATGTATTTATATAATCAGCTGGTAAATGTTTTATATTACTTTCAGTTGGTGCAGTTATTAATTCATAACTTTCACTAGGTTTTTTCTTCCATCGTTCATATACAAATCCAAAGCCCTCTGGTGTAGTTCCTACTGCAACAGTATTAATTCCTATAGGTAATTTTTGTCGGTTACGTGCTATAATCTGCTCCCAACATCGCTGTGCTTTTAATTTAGGCAATGTGTCTAATTCGTCGACGTAACTATGACTGACTTCATAACCAACTATACGCTCTGGTCGGTCTAACGTACGAAATATAATACGCTTACCTAATAATTCAATATAATTAGCCTGTGCATTCAATCTATATGATATATTACAACTGCTTAATAATTCACGCCATCTTGGATAACATATATCACGAACAAGTCCATAAGTTGGCATATAAAACCCTTGGTCTTGCCCATCTGTAATTAACATACGCAAACATCTTAACATTAATGCATGAGTCTTTCCACTACCAAATCCCCCAACAAATGCAGGGAATGTACTTTGTGACATTATAAATTGCTTTTGCGGTTTACTTGCTGTGGTTTCTAATATCATTCAGATAAATCAATATCATCTTCTACAATACGGAATCCAGTCAACTTAACATCAGCTTGTACTTGTTGCGCTGTATCTGATTGACCTAACCAATTTTGTCCTAACCATTTGAGCAAGCTCGGATTGCCTTGCATTGCTACTTTATACTGTTGCCTTCTTAAACTGATTAATCCTACTGACCTTTTTTCACTAAAATAGTCCGTAAAACCTTTACCTGTTTCGCGTCGTAAACCATTATTTAATGTATCGTAATCCATACCCATAGCACCTGCTATTTCTGCACCAGTACATTGCAAAGCGCATAAATTATCCAACATTTTATAATCTATTATTTTATACGGTCTGCCATTACGCTTTGACTGGTTTTTCGGATTTAGCTTTGTCATTTAATATTGCTCTTTCGTTTATAAACATTAATGAAGTTATCGCATGGCTTATATGGCTATAACCTGTTTCACTATCATACCTTTCTCCCCGTTGATGTGCATTTATATGTCTTAATGCCGCCGCTATATATCTTTTTTTATAACCTTCAACATATAACCAATTATTATCGTCATATTTTCTACTGCCAACACCAAGCACATTACTAACCTCTAATAATGTATATGGTGGTAGCAAGTCCATTCTAGCTTTACCGCTATCATATTTTCTTCCAGCCTGTTTCATATAACTTCTTTCATTCTTTTATAATTGTTAATTCAAATCTGCAAGCATCAATCATATTAAGTGCTTGCGTATATGTACCTCGCCAAGAATAAACTTTTTGTATTGTAATAGTTTTACCTGACATATGCAAATAACCAGTAACGTGCTTTAATCTATAACCTTCACCAATCTTAGCAAACTTACCTTCAGTTACTATATAATCATCACGCTTTATTCGTCTTTGTTTATCTCTTTCTTTAAATCTAGCTGGCGCATATTCACGCATTTTAGCGAATGTTTTTTCGCTCATATTAAGTGTTTTATAAATATCTTTTATGTATGCCTGTTGTTCCCATAATCTAACTGCTTTATTAATTTCTTTATTATCAGCATATCTTTTATAACGCTGTCGTATTGTTTTTTTATTATTTTTCTTAACTTTTGCCTTAGTGCGTCTTGGTAAATCAATTCTATTTCTATGTGCGTGTAATTGTAAGCTGGCATAAGTAACATTTAATCTTTCAGCTATTAATATAGTTGATAAATCTGTTTTCCATAATTCTTTTAATTTATTATGCTTTATTTCAGTCCATATGCGTTTTTTAGGCATTATTTTTTATTATGTTTTTTTATTAAATCATCAAGTAGTGTATTTTCGTTAATAATATATGCATTTATAATAGCATAACTATTTGTACCAGCTGTGCTTGCCGCACTAACAGAAAATACGCCACCAAGTACAGAACCATCATCTAATACAATACAGGCATCACCATTTGATACTTCTATATATTGAATGTAGCGTGTTACTTCATTATCCATCTTTATTTTTTATGGTCTTTTTTTGCTTCTTAACTTCTGGCTTTTGTAATTTACCTTCATCTAACCAGATTAATATTTGGCAATATACATTTGGTATTGGTGTGATTGCTCCTTGGCAATAACGTATAATTGTGCTTCTGTTTACACCTACAAACCTTGCAAAACTAGCAAAGTTAAATCCGTGATTATTTATTTTAGCTTTAAATTCAACTGCTTCCATGTGTTTGCTCCTAAATTGTGTAATAAAGCATTACAGATACAAATAACCATAATGCCTTATTCCTATGTTTGTAAAGATATTTATTCACCCTGCTAAACCTATAACAAATAATGTAAAACCAAATGTAGCACTTGCACATAATATAAAGCGCACTAATTCACGCAACATTGTCTTACCATTTTCAATAGCCTCTACACGTTCCTGTTGCGTTGCTAAATCCCAATCTAATAAACTAATATTTAATTTGATAGGCTCGTAATAACAGTCGTAACAACTAACAACACCGTTAGTAATGTTAGCGTCACGATTATCTATTATAGTTTTACATTTGCTACACTTCATTTTTTATCTCCCATATGAGTGGCTTAATTGCCGTTTGTGTGGGGGCTTACGCCCCCTGTTAATTATTTACTTATTAATTTATATCTGTTGTCGTGTTTTGTGCCAATGATATAATCATTATTAGCAATAGATATTGTATCGCCAATATCATATTGACCAAATTCTAAGCCATCTAACATAGCCATATCCTTTAAGCTAATTTCTGGTAATTTTGCTATGCGTGCTTTATGCTCATCTGATAAATGCTTTATGTGATGTGCGTAACTCTCACAAAATTCTGCTTTTACAAATACTATTACAGTCTTGTTACCTATTTTTATAGCTTCATTATTTTGTAGTGTCATTTTAATTCCTTAAATTAGGTGGCTTAATTGCCTATATATATTATATACCAAACTATATATTATATGTAAAGTAAATAATTTACTTTTTATAATTTAATTCCACGTAGCATTTTACTATTAATTTCATATTCTTTTAACCTCTGTATTTCAGCTGTCTTAATTTTGTTAAATGTAGTACCTGCCGCGCTACAAGTTCCTGTTATGCTTGCTGGTGTTGTGTTTAATACAAATGCAACTTGTGATATTGTCCACCATGGGCAACGTTTAACTTCGTCATATATTTTATTAATTAGCATTTATAATCTCCAAAACACTAACTGCTTTGCGATACATTACAACACGCCTAACATATTCTTGCTTTACGCTATCCATTAAAACACCAGCTGAACGTGGCGCATAATTATTATTACTTTTACGCCAATTATTACAAGCTAACTCAATTAAATCAGATGGATATTCCATTAAATCCTCAATCCATTCTTTATCAATTTCATCTTGTACAGTTGGATTTGTATCACGTTGATAATAGCGACTTTCTAATATTTCTATCTTGCCTAATATATATGTTGGTTCACTAGGTTGTAACAAATTTAGATAA